CATTTCGACAATTTAATGGCACCAATCTTGAGCAAAGGATCTACGCTATGAAACTTAGGAGCTTCAAAATTGTATGGCACAACCTCTTCTTCCTTTTTATCCCTAAATGTTCTATTACCTTTAAATCTTTCCATAATATATGAATTATACAATGCCACATCTACATGCTTCAATAGACTACCCAAAGAACAGCCCACAGAACAATTATGACACTTAAAAATTAGAGAATCTTTCAACTCATAAACGTATCCCCTCGCCTTGTATGCGTTCTTTTCAGAATCACCACAAAACGGGCAACGAAAATTATAAAGATTGTTATTTTTTTGCTGAAAACGATCTAGCTTTGGGGACACAAGTTTAATAAACTTATGATCTACATACGACATTCTAGTTCCTAAGAGAAGGGCAATCCTCACCACAAACGACTTTATCTAATGCACGACACATCCTCTCTGTCTCTGCAATATGTAGTTCTAGATTTCTTATATCTAATTGACCATTCTTCTGCATTTGCAGCAATTCGCCAAACTCAAAATATGCTTTCGGCGTCCAACCAGGGCATCTTATTTGAATAGGATCAGGAGAAAAATGTTTACAACCCGCTCCTATCACGAATATCATCAAGCAAATCTTCACCAAGAGTAAGCGGTTCGTTGAGTGCTTCAATCGCCTCTTTTGTCATTATCAATAACCTCTCCTAACTGCTTATTTTCTCTCTCAAGAGCACTGACTTTTTTAGTAACTCTAACTAATCCATATATAAGAACAAAAATAACTACAAAAAAACCACTAACGATCAGTAAATTAGTTGTCATATCTATCTTCCATATAGTTTGGAAATAGGATCATTTTTACCTACTTTAAGGTAAGTAATTGCACCAGTATTTTCATCTTCTATCATAATTGAACTACTAGGATTTAGCTTTGCGTATTCTCTAACTGCATTTCCAATTTCTTCATCTTGAATATATTTTGCAAATCGCTCACTCTTCATTTTAGCAGATCGGCATTTAGTGTAAGTACCAGCGTCGACCACAAATACCTCACATCCATTATATCTCTTTCTCTTTAACACCTTAGATCGCATTCTAGGTCCAGGAGGATCGCCCTGCAATCCAGCAACAGAGGAAACAGACGTACCAACAGACGCACCCTCTTCTCTAATCAATTCCGAAAATTTCTTCATTTAGATATTCCTTAATTTCGAGATTATAGTTACGTCTAATGGTATGTCACTGCTCAATATATCTCTGCCTCTAATACCCTCAACCCTATCTGGCATATATCCTAAATAAACCAAAAAAGTTTTCAATTTTACATAATCCTCAAAGTCAATTTTGAAAAATAATATTCTAGTAGCAGCATCAACTGGAAACACATTATACAATATGATAATATGGTTCAATATCAATCGATCTTTCAACTCACCCGTCTGTGTGTAACGGTTAAATAAACGCTTAATATATTTAATACGCTTCATGTCATCGTAAAATTCATCTATATTTTCGCAATGAATATTATCATAGGCTTTTAGCGCATACATATCCACATTATGATCAGTCAAAACATCAAATAGCATACCAAATTATCACTTCTATATTATATCAATTAATCAACATCTCCAGTCACAAGCACATTCGCAGTGGTAACATTTGTCGCAGTCAATGTCGCAGCTTCAGATCCAACAGCAGCTCGGTCCACTACCTTCTTAATATGTGTATGATTCGTAATCACACCAGTCTTAATCATCATCTCTCCATTACCGCTCCAATGCGCCGCGGCTCCGGAGCCCTGAGCATTTGCGCTAAAGGTCAGAATATTAGTACCATTACCATTACCTGCATCGTGCCAATGCCAAATTATACGAAAGGCGCCGCCGCTGTTATTAGCAGCTTCAATATATGGGCGATTACCGGCACCATGACCAGCAACATGTACCTTCTGATCGAAAGCAACATCCGCGTACACATTAGTACCAAATGCTGTAGTTCGAGTGTGCCATGTAACACCAGTTACGTTTGCAGCACCAGTACCAGGACCAGCCGCGACTCGATAATCGGTACTTGACGCACACAACACTTCTTCAAGTGTTCTGCCCTGCTTAGTCACCTGCTGAGTCCAACCTTGATTGCCCACATACGTCTCATTTCTATCATTAATCGCAGGGCGCGCCTTACGACCGGTATTTCTATTTTTCTGCCATGTTGGTTGCTTATCACCACCAGCAGTGTTTCCAAAACCCCAGAGTGCCATGTCATTCTCCCTTCGGTATTCTACTACCTATTCCTTTAATCTATTTATACGAAACCCAACTTCTTGAGCTTCGCAATCGTTGAATTTGCCGAAGTATGATGCACACCTATACCACCAGCAGCTTCAAATTCCTTTATATTCTTGATGTAGTCGTCAACTAAAATATTAGGCTTGCCTGCTGCATTTAACGCATACTTCTGTTTATCTTCTCTCATTACCAAGTTAATCTTATTTTTAGGAATCCTCATGTTTCGATCTAACCAAAGAAGTTTACCATCATGGCTGTATCGATTTGGATCATTTCTCTTCTTCTTATATGCAGATAAAATTTCAACGTCATGGCTTTTTAGAAAATTCCACAACTGTTTTCCATCTTTCATCCAATTAAGATTTTCCCAAAATTCAACTCCAGCATCCGTAACCATTTTATGCAATCGATTATTGGACACTTCAGGATGCACATTTCCTTTATCATCCGTCATTGCCTTGCATCTAGCTTTCCAGTCCTCAATAGACATTCCGCATAGCTCTTTCACTCCACGAGCATAATCAGCTACCACTCCATCCATGTCCAACATAATAATGGGCGAGTCGTCTCTCGCCTCAATCAATAACTGCTTATACGTCTTCACTTACTCTCTCTCCCAACCCTCAGGCAACTTATCAACATACATGTCACTCTTATTGTCGTAATACTTTCCTTCCTTTGGATCATAATAGAGTATGGCACCATTCTTGAATCTAAAAGGTCCTTCTAGACCACGAATCTCTGGATACTCTTTAGAATCAATTGCTGGCATAGACTTAAACTTAGACTGAAACTTACGAAAGTGGTCTCTCGCACCTAGCTTCGTCCAAATCATTATTTGTATTAGGCGTCTGACCTGGTGTCATCTTCTTATACTTGTTTGCGCTCTCATCAGATCCCCACTCTAGAGCCTTCTCTTTAAGGTCCTTCACAAATGATTTGATGTCAAACTGCTCAACCTCTTCGCCATGAACTTTCTTCTCAGCTTTACGAGCCAACTCTTTAGCTCCTGGACGACCACCCCTAACCTTCATAGTCTGCTTCTTCGTAGCACCACGAGCAACACGAGGCTTGAGCTTTGTAATCTTTCCGCCTCGCTTAAGGAAGTCAGCCACAGTCTCTTCATCCCAATATTGAGCTTCTTCCCAATCGACCGACTCACCTACGGTAGGATTAATAACAACAGGATCTTTCTTCCCATTCTTACCTTCTTTCATCTTAGATGAAATTTTCTTTCTACGATTATGTAGGTACTCATCAGAACTATCAACGTCGCCATCATTATCAATGTCCCTATCATTTCGATCTTTGAAATTCTTCTTGAGTGCCTTCTTATTTACGTTATCTAGACCACCCTCATGTATAAATTTCTCAAGAAGATTATTAATATCTTCATCACTCAATCCAGAGAAAGATTCCTTCTTAGCTAGTTTTGCAGCCATTTGCTGCTTATGCTTCGCAACTTGCTGTTTATGAAATCTATCCATTCGTTCTCTTTCGCGGCGGGCCCGAACAGCACCAGGAGTCTCTCCGTGCTTCTCAATATGTTTTTTGGCATCTGCCTGAAATTTCGCATGTTGCTCACGATCTCTTTTCTCATCTGCGGCAGTATACTTTTTCTTAGGCAAATTCATCCTATGAGCACCACGGTACTTACCCATAGAATCAGCTGGCTCATAATCACTCTCAGTGATCATCTCAGAATCATCTTCTGGAAGATTCGCAGTAACACGATCAACATATTGATCAGAATCACTCATTCTAATCTTCTCATCAGAATTTACAACAGACGATACAGCATCAAGTAAACCTTTATCTAAAGTTTCAGACCCAGACATTCCTACAGTATTCTTTCGATTATTATCGCTCATTATCCTACACTCCTACTTTGCCTAGCAATATCTACTTGGCGTTGATGTCTATCTCTCATCTGTTTAAGCCTATCGGCTGTTCTTTTTTTAAGTGCTGTTTGTCTTTGTGCCAATCTACTCTTTTTATAAGATAACGTCTGCTGACTCAAACGCCCAGCGTAATTTGCTCTTTCAGTGACATATTCATCAAAAGCAGAATCCAAATCAATATCGACAAATTCATCGAACTCAGCATTCGCACTTTCATGAATCTCCCAAAGATCACTATCTACCATCTGCCTTGATCTTCCACCAGAGATAAATGAATTAACTCTAGAAAATGACCACTGATTGGCATCCATCTCAGATGAGCAATCTCCATTTTCCCAAGATTTCAAACCCCTAACAAAAACCTCAACAAGCACATCATATGATATTCCAGAAGTATCGGACTTTTCTTGCAACTTCTTTATAATTTTCGATTCTTCGTTTGTCATATTGTTGTCTCCATATATCTGATTTTTATGCAACAACATTAAAAGCCTTTGGTATAATATGTTATCATCTAACACAAAATCAAATAACTTATCGGTCGTCTGAAAAACTTTATTCCTCATCTTCGGATCAGCTTGAGCTTTCTCGAAATTATTAAATGCTCGTTTCGTTAATGGTATATCCGCTTGACCTTGTACCGCCAAACCAAAACGAAGTAGACGATTAAACCTAGGTCCTCCGATACCTCCAGAACGTAAATCTTCTATGAGCGTATCGTAATCTTCTTTCAATCCCATATTAGTCCTTACTGTATTATAACTAAAGTTTTACCGTCCTTTATATCCAGAAGGAAGACCAGTAGAAAAAAGATCATAGTCACCTTCAGATGCAGCTTTTCTCATCTTAGACGCAGACATACCAGTTACATCATCAGCATCCGGATCTCTTTCCCCAGCACTCACAATATCAATCGAATCAAAATTATAATCTTTTCCATTATATCGACCCAATAAATCATCAAACTCTTTTACTCTATCTGCACCAACCACTACCACCAGATTAGAATAACCTTGACTTTCCGATTTCTGTGCAGCCTTTATCAAAGTGTTCACAGATGCATCGGATGAAATATTTTTAGCATACTTGGGAAACATCCTCTTCATAAATCGAACCTTCTGCTTGAAGGTGAGAGGATTCTTTTTTCGATCTACAGATTTGGTGGGGTAGATCAGATAATCAGCATTTCGAGAACGAGCCTCTTTAGCAACACGACGAATTACAACCTCGTGACCTGTTGTTGGGGGATTAAATCGACCCCAAGCAATAACTACTGTATCTTTTCTTGCCATAGCAGGTTTCCCTTAGCCTAACTGCTGTGATATATCATATATGTATTTATTCATCTACGTCGCGCTACATCTTCCTTTCGCTTAGTTCTAACCAACTGCTTAGTCTTTCGCTTAATCAACCCTTGCTTCTTTTGCACTCTTAGCTCAATTGCTCTCCTGAATGCTGGATTCACATCCGAAGGATTTTTACCACTAGTTAGCTTACGAAAGACCTCTCTTCTAGCCTGTCTTTTTGCTCGCTTCTGCAAAATACCAAGACCGGCGACACGCTTGCGGGCACGCTTTCGGCCGCGGCGCAATTTTGCACGGTTTCTTTTCATTTGAATTCCGCGCTTCTTCCTTTGCTGTGCGGTCAGAACTTCGTCCAACTCTTCCCACTCAACGAACGATAACATTTACTTGCTCCAATTTTTTTGAGCAGTGAAGTTATTAAACGAAAACTCAAGGCGGTCAACTAATTTAACGGCATTTTTACCTAATCGGTCCACTGCAACATACCCTTCGTCACCAACTACCTTGAAACCCTGTGGGCGTTTGTACAAATGTTTTCATCGCACCCGCTCCACTATTTAGCTTTTCGACAATCATACTTTTGGCATTTACCAAATGAATTTGAAATTCTGTAATTTGCTGAATAGTTCTCAAATTTCTCTGTATGATTCTCATATGTTCTTTCATCTTCTGAGTTTTCACTTCTTTTGTCTTCTCAGTCTTAACTGTCGCAATCATCTTAGTCTGCCACCAATCTTCAAAATATCTCAAATAATCCATTGCATGTTTCCTAGGATCTTTAATCGGCTTTCCGGCTCGAATGAAACTAATTGTTATATGTCTTAAAAGAAAGACCCAGAAGCAGACGCCAATTGAGACTGTGTACGAATAAACTCATCAAGCGACTTTGAATTAATTTTCTGAAATACACTTCCGGCTCGCGAAAGATGACGAGTTAATTCAACAGTCTCCTTATCGGTAAATAAAACCTTACCAGACACATCCTGATAATCTGCATTATCAAACCAAACAGAAGGAGTGCTTCTAAGACCAGAAATATTTGCACCAAACGATGCAGTCATATCAGCGAGTGTCGGGCCGCCCTCATATGTCGTATGAAATATAATTCCCATTTTTGCTTTTTGTATCGTCTTAGCTAAATCACTACCAGTAGGAATTGCATAAACAATCGTGTTTGGCTGAAATGTAATATACTCTTGACCATCAATAGTTTTGGNCGTCCAAATCATCAGAAGAGAACATCATATCACCCTCGAAGAACACCACTAATTCCCCACGTTTAGGTCATCTCCTTCAATGCGAGTGTCAGCTTATCTCTCAATCCACCACTATATCCATATGTATCTAAATCAGAAGGAGTCTTTACGATCTTAGGATTCTTCGCAAAAATTCCTTTAGTGCCAACAAAAAACTTACCATCTGATGGATCGATTCCAGCAAATATAGCAGGAGCTCCATCCCACTTTACTGTTACGTTTACCTTTTTGTTTTGAGTTTCCGGCTAACATGTTTCGGAGTTCCCGTAAAAAATCGATAGATGCTCTACCTCCCTTTACACCAAAATTCAAAATCTCATCTTCAACATGCTCAAGATGTAGATTTTTACCTGCGGCCGCAGCCTCGTCTAATACAATCATACTCATGTCAATCTCTCCACTCCGCCTCGACTAGCAAAGTATACGATGGGAAATATTCCTGTTCTTGCATTAGTATATCTTTTGTCCCCATAGTTAAATCCCTTTTTGTTCTCTTTTCTAACTCCAATAACTGCTCTATAATCTCCGGTCTTAAACTCATTTTTACGATCACCATTCAAAACCATATGATCGCTAAACGACAACTCATATAATTTTTCGGTACGAGTAGGCTCAAGTGTGGGCTTACCCTGACCAATCACTTGAACATTATCAATCGAATACACTTGTCTACCATTCTTCTTATACTCAGGCCCAAACACAGACGCCATAATCAAATACTTATCCCTAATAAACTTATACATAGGATTAGGAAGCTCATCATCAGCATCATATATTCTAGCAACTTGACCTAAAAACTTCTGAACTTCTGGATGTTCTTCTATGATGTTACCTACACCTGGAGCTCCAGACATCGAAGTGGCACCACCATACTGCTGAAATGCTTTTGCACCTCCAGCCTTTNTNTGTGAGATAAAAATAAGATCATTGCCATCATCATCCACAATATTAAAATCCGACTTAGCTTCTCGTGCTCCAGCCCCAGGAACTCTAACCTTTTCGTCTACGTTACGAACACCAGTAGCATTCTTATATATTTTCCGATCACCCTTCAATCTAATATTAATCGGTCCTTCTTTCTTGATAATATCCTTAAATATTTTATTCAAATCTCGAATAGCTGCCTCTTCAGCAGCCATGACATTTGCTCTATTTCCGGTAGGTTTACGAATGCGATTTAAATTAACTAAACCTTGAGTGGCTCCAACTTTAACCTGTGCATATATTTGATTATCAACCTGAACTGTTTTGATACTAGTCAATTTCAACTTATCGGATAATTTTAATTTTTTAGTTAGAAAGTGGATAATTTCTAGATTTACTATTAACATAAAAATCAGGTATAGATCTAGGCTTAGCTGGAATCTTTTCTATCTCAAGCTCCAACTTTTTCCACTCTGGATTATCTGCTACATATTTATTCCACTTAGCTGGATATTCTGCGCGTAGGGTGGCCATAAAACCTCCGAAAATACTACAGAATATTTATAACATATCATAGTTCCCTATGCCTTCACAACTATAATAAACTTTACGAATACCAAAAGCAGCAATCGCTCTCTGACACCCATCACAAGGCTTTGCCATTCCCCAAGTAAAAGTAGGATCAAAATGTGTTGGATGTTTTACCCTGCAAAACAAAAAGAGAGGACTTTGATAAAACCCTCTCATCTACTCTCTTTAGAGCATTAACTATAGCACATATCTCAGCATGAAGATATATCGAATTTTCATTTTTAGCATATTTCTTCTGGAATGGATGACTTTTTTTCTGATTCGTTCCTATGGCAATTATTCTATTTCGATAAACCACAGCAGAAGCCAGACGAGCACGATTACTCATCTGACTAATATCAATATCTTCTGCAACCAAAGATAATGTCTCTAAATAATTCACATAATTCGGCATAATATAAAAACAGGATAAGCCCCACCACAAACCCTATACATTCCCAGGCGACTGTTAATCGCCTACCCGACTGATCATATCAATCGTCGTGAATTTCGTTCTTAGCCTTACCGAAGTTAGCACCAAGAAGATTGACAAACTTCAAAATAGAAGCAATAACTTTATTATCATTATCATTAGGTGTCAATGTTGCGACCAACGCGGCCACACCAACAACCTGAACCACAATATCATAAACTAAACTGGCATTCGNGAGTAACCATTCCATTTAGATTTCTCCTTTACATAAAACAAATATTATTTATATCAATTACACTTTTATTTCCGAGTAATCTCTTTTATCATTAGATCCAGACAATGCAGAATCATTCATAATATCTTCCTGTGCCGAATCATCACAATCGTACAATCTCATCTTGGCGCGATCAACACCAACAACAAATCTCCTATTAGTCGCCAAATCACTATATCGATTCTTCAATTGCTTAACCATAATCTGATTCAATTGTTCAAGCTCCTCACTTGTAATAAGAGCCAAAAACAAATCAGCAGTAGCAGGCAAGCCGAAACTTTCAGCAACATTTTCCATCCCAACATCAGAACTAGAAAAACCTTCTCGATTAATCTGTGTAGCAGTAATTATCGGAATCGTTCTCTCAACTGCAAACCCTCTCAACTCTTCTGCAATACTCTTGATGTATGCATACGAATTGACGTTACCACCAGGCTTCACTCGATTGGAGATACAAATATTAATATAATCAATAATCAAAACATCTGGCTGAAAATTCTTTTTGAGATTCAACTCATTTAGCAAATGCCTAAAATGAGAAACACCAGCTTGTGCGGTTGGATACTCTTTAACAATCAGCTTACCATTTGTTCCAGATCGAACTCGCTCAACTTTTTTGTCATACGACTCCTTGGGCAGATCTTTTAAATCTTGCAAACCGACATTCAAAAGATTCGCATCAATTCTCTCAGAGATTCTTTCTTCTGCCATCTCTAATGTAATATACAATACATTCTTACCCTGACTCAAATACGATGCAGCAAAATGACACATTGCCAGAGTCTTACCGACACCAGGACCAGCCATCAACACATTTAGAGTCTTATCGCAAATACCACCATCGGTAATCTTATTGAAATACTCCAAGTCAAATGAAATATGATTTTCTCGCTTATGATAAAAATCATATCTCTCATCAGAATCTTCTAGATAGTCATGACCAATATGAGTATCAAAAGAAACCGACAAAGCATCACTCAATATATCAGGAATGGCTCCTTTATCTTTATCAGAATCATTATCAATGATCTTAATAGATTCCATAATCGCATTATAGATTGATCGATCTTGACAAAACTTTTCCGTATGTTCAATCAGCCACTCTTCATTTGTAGACTCAACTTCCTTAAACACATCGTCAAGCAAGTTATGAATCATATCAAGCTCAGATTGCTTAACGGTCGTTAAATTTTCTATTCCAATCGACAGTGCTTCCTTGGTAGGAAGATCATTATAAGTGTCTATGAAATTATAAATCGAATCAAATACGATTCTCTCTGAAGAATCTTGAAAATAATCAGACTTCAGAAATGGAATCACTCTTCTTGTATAGGACTCGTTCTGCGTCAGATTTTTCAGTATAACTAATTCTACGCGATCCATCATCACCTTCCTGTTCGTTTAACTCAAACTCATCTTCCATAATATCGACCAGAATATCACCAAGCAAATTGGTAAACTCATCTTCTTCGGTTTCGGTTAATTCTGATTCCATTAAAGATGAAGGTAAATCTAGAACATCATATGAAAACTTTAAGGTCATTCTAGGATCAATTTTGTCGTTTCCCTGAAACGACACCTCATTATACTTATAAAGTAATCCAGCAAATTTCGTTTCCTTTACTAAAATACACCAATGATCATCTTCTTTCTTTAGAGGATTCTCAACAATCTCGTAAACTTTATCAGTATTGTTCATCTACAATCTCTCCAATATGTATCTCCAACTCCTTTTCAATAGATGCAGTTCCATATGAAAATTCTTTCACGCAATATTCATCAATTTTCTTCAACACATCATCAGTAAAATACTTAGAAGGGTCAGCATATATGCGCTTCTCATATTGCTTAGAACCATCAGTAACTTCAACTCGCCCAGCAACCTTTTTGAAGATACCACATTCAATAGCCAAGTCAACCAAACCATAATAACGATGAAGCCCAGAATCGTAACGCAGAAGAACATCCACAATCTTATTTTCTTTAGTCAGACGTGATTTGTGATTCTTACAATGTATAACATGCCCAACAACTTCATTACCATCTTTCTCCTTCTTCCGAGAAAGATATACAATATAATCAGCCGCATACTTCAAACCAGATCCACCACCCATCTCCTTAGTGGGGAACATCGAACCAATAACGTCGTATGTGTGATTCGTTACCACCATAGGAACACGAGCCTGCCCGAGCTTCAGCGTAAGTACACGAAATGCAGCCTTGAGAATCTGGCTCCGTGTCATGTCCTTAGTCTCTTTGCCTTCTGCACTATCAGTCATCTCTTTCGTAGTTGAAAGCATTCCTAAACTATCAAGACACAACATCATCGGTGGACGATCATCAGGCTTGTCTTCAAGATACTTATTCAATACCATAAGTGCTTGATGTCGAAATTCCTGTACAGTAGACACAGGAACGATAATCAACCGATTAGGATCGATATCCCGTTCTTCGATCATCTTTTTGGTAATTGCAGACTCGCTCTCGAAATAAATCACACCACCGTCTGGATTATTCTTGAGAAACTGACCAACAACACCCAAAGTAAAAAATGTCTTGCCTGTAGACGACTCACCTGCGAATGCGGTAATTTTATTACCAGGCAGGCCTTTATAAATCGAACCGGATAGCAACGCATTCAGTATGTAAGATCCAGTGTCAATGTATCGATCCACATCAGCATAAGTGTCCACAAATTCGTTCGTAGATCGCACATCACTAGTAATCTTATCAAAATAATTCATCAATAAACCCTCTTGATTTCATCACAAATACCAAGCTCAAATGCATCTTTAGCACTCAACCAAACATCAGATGCAGGCAACAAAAACTCTCGAATCTTTTTTTCAGTCAAACCAGTACATTTTTTATAATGATTCAGCATTTGATTAGTAGTCAAATCGAATCCACGTTTTGCTGCAACCAATTCATGTTCCTTTCCATACGTTCCCCAAGAATACTGATGCGACAATATAGCCGTATTCGGTGTCAATATTCGTTTACCTTTCTCACCAGCCATAAAAATTGCCAAGCCAGCACTCGACACTTCACCAATACCTATAGTAGATATATTTGCAGTCGCGCCTTTCATAATATCAATTAAGGCAAATGCATCAGTCAAAGACCCACCACACGAATTGATAACCAACTTCAATTCGCGAACAGGATCGTCTAGCAATTCATTCTTTAATATCCACTCAATAGGTAAACGGGTACTCTCTTCATTAATGTCTCCACAGAGATAATGTATTCCACCTTTCTCTAGCGTAACATCATCATATGTCATACTAATCTCCTTACATTACTACTTATACTCATATTCAAGAAAATAGATGTTCCAAAGTAGCCTTGCGCTCTGAACTCCATCCAATGGATTCCAAAATCACATTCAAAGGATCCAAAAATGTTTTCTGGAACTGAAGATCATAATCAATAAATTCCGAAAGACCAAACTCATCAGGCAATTTATCGACAATAGAAATTACTTTATCCTTTGCCAAATTTGGAGTCTTCAGATACGAAAATTTGATTTTATCTCCATTCGCAATCAAAGGATACTTCTTATCAATACCATGATCGATCAACATCTTATTATACAACAGTGCACCACGAACATGAATTGGAGTATGCTTAATACACAACGTAACCGTACCTTTATATTTCTCCAAACCATTCACGCCCCGAGGAAAAGAAACATCCTCGAAGCTCAAAGTGTAAAAATCCTTCTTGAATGAATCAATATATTCATACACAGCCTCTTGTGTACTATTCATCACCAAACTCAAAACTTCAGTCAACTTCTCTCGACAAACTGCTGGTGTGGACGATTTTACTGTTTCGATGCCCATCATCTTTAGCTTAGGCTTCTTATAACGAACGCCCTCGCTATCATGCACGTTTAGAATGTAACGCTTCTTTGCAGTCCACAATCCTTTATCTGCAATTACCTCTCGCTTCATAAACATCTTCTGGTCATAGGCATTCATATAATCAGCCAACTCTTGGTAACAGCGATCAATATACGGTTCAAGTTTATCGCTTGCTACCGTGTCCAAAAAATTGATAACCTTATTGACTGACTCAGGATGATCATCATATCCACCAGAGAATACCTTATCAACCAATGCTTCCAATGTAACATAAATCGAATCTGTATCAGAAGCAATCACATAATCCACATCATCAGTCTTCAGCAACTTATTCAAATAATGATTCATCCGATCTTCAATCCATCGAATCGACAATTGACCGGCTTTGGTAATTGCTTCTGCCTGACGAATATCATAATATCGAAAGTATTGATTACCCAAAGCACCATAAGCTGAATTTAGCTGAACCTTTCTAGCCAACTGAATATTATTATACCTAGAAATGTCATTTGAATAATCGACGCTCTTATCTTTCTCTTGCTTTTTCTGAGTTTCGATCATCAAACTCTTATATTCCTTTCTCTGCTCATATAATTCTTCCATCATCTCAGGAAGAAACCCACGCTTCTTAGTGCTAAAAAATTGATAGTTTGGTGCCACAGTTAAATCATTACTCTTCAGCACTTTAGTATCGAACATTCTCTCAATACAATTTTCAATTTCGTGCCACTGTTTTATGCGGGCCCAAATCAAAATTACTAGTAATGTCTTTCGATACATTCGACCTATCAACCAAAGTCTCAGGCGAAACATTATACTGCATGATCAAATGTGGGTAAAGTGAATTCAAATCAAATGATACAATCCACTTATGCATACCTAAAATAGGTTCCTTTACATACGCACCTTCATACTGCGTGTTCTTTTCGGAATTTATCTTTTGGCGGTAATTACAATATTCTTAGTTTTTAGATTGATTGTATATCATCGTATCCCACACTGCGAACCTGAGCGAACACGTCATTATAATTCACCTTAGCCGAATACGCCAAAGCGAGAACCATATCGATAAACTTCATTTTGTTATCGATCTTATCGACCAGCTCAACGTCACGAATATTGTATTCGATAAATGTCTGAAAATCGTTATCATACAACGTATGTAGATTGGAAAACTCACTATAGTCTAGCTTTCGTTCACCCACTTCAACATGCCCAATATGATCCAATCGATAGCTCTCTTGTTGGGTGTAAGTAAACTTCTTATACATCTCAAGATAATCGAGTATAGACACACCAAGCAAATTCATAGCTTGATGCTGCTTACCGTGTATGATCGTATTGCGAGTCGTAAATCTCTTCCAAGGAGAAAGACGTTTTGCTTCTTTCTCCCCAAGAACATTTATAATACGATTAATCAAATAAGGAATATCAAAGAACTGTACATTCCAACCAGTAACAATATCAGGCTCAATATCATTCCAATATTCGATGAATGTAGATAAAAGATGTTCCTCATCTTCGCACATAATATAATGCACTTTTCCAATAGGCTCAAGTGGTCGTTCCAAAGGCTTGAGACCAACTACCCAAATCTGACCATCATTAGTTTTCGATGTGATAGAGACAACAGTCTCGCTCGCGTGCTCCGGCTCAGGAAAACCATTTCGCGAATCTACCTCAATATCAATATTAACAATTACCAGCGAGTCTTTGTCATATACTACATCATTCGGATATTCATCTGAGATATAACAATAATTATAATTACTGTTACCATAGATTTGAAAATTATCTACACCATCATATCTATCAGCAAATCTTCTACAATCCTTAATCGATCCAGGCTGAACACTCTCAACAGGAAGGCCGTCTAGTGTTCTATATTTTGAATCAAAATTTTTACTTGGCACAAAATGTGTGGGACTATATCGTACACGATCCTTATATCTCTTTTCCACGGTCGTCTACACCACGGACCAAAAGATAGTCACCAGACATCACAACATTAGTATAAAACATATTTTATATTCCAGGTCTTGAAGGCAATTTCAATCGAGTGAGTGGACCAATAATACCATCTGGCTCTAAGTCATTCTCTGTCTGAAAAAACATTATCGCTCTTTGCGTAGACGCTCCGAATATTCCATCAACTTCTAATGGAAATATATGCGGGCCCTTTATTGGATGGTAATTATTAGGATCTTCACTATCGTAGATTAGATTCCATTCGTCACGATTATCAACGTAATAGCGATTCAATGCAATCTGAACTGATACAACATCCATACCTCTATCAAATATCTGTAAAATGTTCGGACCAACTAAACTCTTCTTAGTTAAATATCCTAAACTATCCAATGAGAGTATTTCCTTATAACCAAAGACTGGACATCTCTTATCAGAAACTTCACAATGACCATGAAAAGTAATCTCACCCTTATACGCACTATTTATTTGCTGGGCAAGATTTTGAAGTGCTGCCATTTGCGCGACACGAAACGTATTTGATTCCAATCCATGCAAACAAACCGCAATACTACCAGTATTATAACCAGCCTGAGCAGCAGGTATTTGTTCTAATGACCTACCTTCCTGCACCGTTCCGTCAAATTTAATGAAAAAGTGATATCCAACATCATCCCATCCCCTATCTAAATGCCATTCTCGAATTACAGAAATATCATCATGATCCGGATTAGAAGATGCAGAGCAATGCAGAAATACTTTGCGAACATCGCGATTCGGTTTTACGAAAGTATATTTGTTCATATACTTATATATAAAAAAAGGAGGGTCCTAGGACCCTCCTTCTTGTTTTTTTACTCGTTCAGCAATTCTGCATCACCAGATTCATTTCCATTAATAGGAATCACACGAGGCTTATTTTCTTCAGGAAGAACATTATTTAGCTCAATGACCAGAAGACCGTTCTTAAATTCGGCCCCAGAAACTTCCACAGTCGGGCTAAGTGTCCAAGACCGACTAAAAGACCTTCGCGCAATTCCTTGATGAAGGTACGTTGATGAATCCTCCCAAGAAGGAGTATCACGAATAGACTCAACGGTGAGTGTATCATCAGTCACAGTAACATTAATCTCATTTTCCTTAAATCCAGCCAAAGCAAGTTCGATAAAAAAAGTATTATCATTCTCTTTCACGAGATTATAGGGGGGATAAGATGCGTGTTGTGCTGTTCCGACACTTGAAGATACCAGACGATCAAAAAGCTGATCGAATCCAACAAGCCATGGATCGTTTCGGAGTTCATTAAAAACCGTAGGAAGAGAAATAGACGTAGATCGGGTAACCATACCGTGTCTCCTTTCAAAAGCAAGACAAATTATTTAACTATAAGAGCCCGAACTTCGGCACTCTCATTTTTATTTATATAGAATTATACATTATCAAGAACAAAAAATCAATAGCCTGTAGAACCAAATCCACCAACTCGATTTGTCTTTTGTCCGGGTGGAATATCNNTTTCACCAAGACCATACGAAGCATTCTGCATTGCCTCTGCCTGACACAACTTCATATTATTAGCAATAAGCAAAGGAGCATCTCTAGAATTCCGCACCATCACATATACAGGGTCCACATAATCACTATCAATTATACCTTCAGAATTTTGCAAAACCAAACCCTTCTTTAACGAAAGACCAGAGCGAGCATGTAATCGAACTGACCACTTATTTGGAATATCAAAAATAATTCCAGTAGGAATTAATGCAGTCTCATTCGCAACTAGTGTAATGCATTTATCCTCACCAATTACAACATCTCTCGAATCATTCCATGAGTCGTATGCTTTGACAACTGAACCTTCAGGTAAGTATGAAAACAAATCAAAACATGCAGATCCGTGTGTTGAAAATTCCGGAGAACGAACACCTGAGTTTACTTTATAATAACCAATCTTTACCGAAATAACAAAATCACCAACTTTTCCCATATTACCTTTTTCCTATATTATATTTAGCAACCAAATTCCATTCATTCTTATTCTTGTGACTCAATATCTTAAATTGCCTCACAGGAACAACAGGATCGGAACTTTTTTTCACATCTACTAGAGACAGTAAACCCCACTCGGCCAATAAATTTGCTATAGTGTTTCTTCTAGCAATATCATTCTCTTCTATATTTGTTGGCTTACCATCAAGAGCAAACAACTCTTTGAAGTGAACTATATAATATTTCGATTTCTTATGAAGAATATGACACGATTGATATAGCGTCTTATCTTTTCGACTTGCAACACCTATGCGAGTAAGCGTTTCACGAATTTTCAAAAATCATCAGGATCATTTAATTCAACTTCAATTAAATCAC